AACCTTAGTATACGTAAAAGGTTGTAACTCTCCCTTCACCGTACCAAGACCTCCTGCAGATGATATGCGTTGGGCAGGGGTCTTGCATCTTCACGGATTCCCTTGGGAATTATACGAGTACTCTGAGTCATACCAGAAAGATACTCGTAGGAAAATATAAATGGCAAAAAGAAATAGACTATTAGCATCTGGAAATTTACAGCTACAAGAAATTGAGCCTCTTACCAAGAATCAGCTCAAAGCCTTTGAGAGTGATAAACATCTAGTATTGCACGGAGTAGCTGGAACTGGTAAAACATTCATATCTTGTTACCTAGCGTTTGACGATATATTAAAGAATGAGTACAGTAGCCTAGTTATAATCCGTAGTGCTGTTCCCACTAGAGACATTGGTTTCTTGCCTGGTAACGAAAAGGAAAAATCTTCAGTTTATGAAGAACCTTATAAGGACATTTGTATAGAGTTATTTCAAAGAGGCGATGCTTACGAGATTTGTAAAACAAAAGGATTAGTTCATTTTATGACAACCTCTTTTATTAGAGGAGTGACACTACGAGATGCAGTTGTACTCATCGATGAGTGTCAAAATATGTCTTTTCATGAGCTAGATTCAATTATAACTCGCATGGGTGAAGGTTGTCGAGTTATATTTTGTGGAGACTTCAGACAAGCAGACCTTACTGATAATGGGCTAACAAAATTTATTCGAGTACTAAAAGCAATGGGAGAGTTTACATTAGTAGACTTTGAAGCTGCTGACATAGTACGAAGTGATTTTGTTAAAAAGTATATAATCGCAAAAACAGATCTAGGCTTATGAGTAAAGCAGTTTTAAGTAATAGGATATTTATGGATTGCACGCCTGAATTACAGGATGCTATCGATAAGGAATTAACCTATAAAATACCTTCGTGGAATGCTGACGAACCTCCTCAGGTTATAAAGAACATGGGCATCATTAAGAAAGGGTTAATTACCATTCCTATTGGTAGAACTGATTTAATACCCAAAGACTATGAGATAGTTGATAAGCGGTTGAGTATTGAAGCAGACTTCCCTGAGTTCAGATTTGAGCTTAGGGAAAGTCAGCAACAAGTATACGATGAGATTGAAGATAATGCTATAATTAACGCTTGGGTTAGTTGGGGCAAAACCTTCACGGGGTTGGCCATAGCAGGAAAGCTAGGGCTAAAGACCTTAATCGTAACTCACACAGTTGCACTACGAAATCAGTGGGCAAAGGAAGTCAAGAAAGTATACGGCTTTGAGCCTGCTATAATTGGTAGTGGTAGATTTGAGCTAGATAAACCTATAGTGATAGGCAATACACAAACTTTATACCGAAACATGGACAAACTTCGGAAAGAGTTTGGAACAATTATACTGGACGAAATGCACCATGTAAGCAGCCCAACTTTTTCCAGAATTTTGGACATAAGCCATGCAAGGTACAAGATAGGCTTGTCAGGAACAATTGAAAGAAAAGATGGAAAGCACGTAGTTTTTCGTGATTACTTTAGCTCTAAGGTATTTAAGCCACCAAAAGAAAACTTCATGACTCCTACTATACACATAGTAAAGTCAGACATACGTTTTATGGATGGTGGAACTCCTTGGGCAAATAGAGTTACCGCTCTAGCAAACAATGAAGAATATCGCCATTCTGTCTCAATGTTAGCGGCAGCATATGCAGCCAGAGGCCATAAAGTCTTGGTCGTAAGCGATAGAGTAGGCTTTTTAAGAGGTTGCGCCGAACTGACCGGAGAAAAAGCAGTTTGTGTTACGGGCGAGGTCGAGCATGAGGAAAGAGAAAAGCTTGTGGACGGAATTTTGTATGGGGATAAGAATGTTTTGTTCGGAACTCAATCAATTTTCTCCGAAGGTATCTCAGTAAACAATCTAAGTTGTCTAATACTAGGTACTCCAATAAATAATGAGCCTCTATTGACACAATTAATAGGACGAGTGATCAGACTACAGGAAGGCAAGAGAGATCCAGTAGTAATAGATATTCATCTGAAAGGTAACACTGCAAATAGACAGGCTTCCAATAGAGTAGGCTATTATATGAAGCAGGGCTACAAGATAACTCAGATATAAAAAATAGTTCTTGACAAAAAGGTAAAATTTCGGTATAATATGTTCTTATATAATTGGAAAAAGATATACGATGCGGCAAACGGCTCTACTACAGAGTGTGTACGCATATTTGAGATGCTCGTAAAGAGTAAAATTCCAAATAATCGTTACGATAAGATATACAAGTATCGTAATACAGACTTTAATGGTAGGAGTTTTTTAGTTCATGCGGATGTTCTACTGTATAACTCTTTCCATTATAGCGCGAGAGAAATCTCGATATACCTTTCGATAGCTGGACTACGCAAATTACCGCGCTGGATAGCTACGAAAGACACAACCCTAGACTTGCTTCATGTACCGGATGAAGATGTAGTCCTTGATGCACTATACGAAAGCAGACTATTTCATATTGAAGATGGCAAAGTACATTTTAGATATGAAGAAGCCCCAACTAAAGAGGAATTAAACTAATGGCAATATCATTTAATCAACAGAAAGGCGCAGCACAAAAATCATCAATCGATACTTTTTCATTCCGAGACGGAGACAACAAGATGCGTCTTGTAGGCGACGTACTAGCTCGCTATGTCTACTGGATAGAAGGTGAAAACGGTAAGAACATTCCCCTAGAGTGTTTGTCTTTTGATCGTAACGCTGAGCGTTTCACAAATATCGAAAAAGATTGGGTTCGCGAGTATTACCCTGATCTCAAGTGTGGCTGGAGCTACGCTATGCAGTGTATCGATCCTGCAGATAGCAAAGTAAAAGTAGTAAACCTAAAGAAGAAATTGTGGGAGCAAATTATTACTGCCGCAGAAGACTTAGGTGACCCTACAGATGTAACTACTGGCTGGGATGTTTGTTTCAAGCGAGTAAAGACTGGGCCTCTGCCTTACAATGTAGAGTACCAATTACAAGTACTAAAGTGTAAGCCTCGTGCTCTTGAAGGTGATGAACTTGCTGCTATTGAAGGTCTCAAGTCTATGGACGAAGTAATGACTCGCCCAACTCCAGACGCTCAGAAAGAGCTTCTCGACCGCCTACGTGGTCCATCGCAAGAGCAGATGGATGAGAGCTTGGAAGCTGAGTTCAATATTGGATGATCTTATTCACCGCAGATTGGCATATTAAACTAGGTCAAAAGAATGTGCCTGTGCCTTGGGCATTGAACAGATACCATCTATTCTTTGAGCAAATTAAAGAAATAGAGAAAGAGTGTTCAATGCACATTATAGGCGGAGACTTATTCGACCGTTTGCCGACTATGGAAGAATTAGAACTGTACTTCACATTTATTCGTGGAGTACAGATTCCAACGATAATCTATGACGGTAATCACGAAGCTACAAAGAAAACTAAAACTTTCTTTAGTCAACTAAAACAAGTTACTAGAGACATTAACCCTCTAGTAACCATAATTGATATTTCTTACATAGATAAAGATTTAGGCTTCGGAATACTTCCCTACACTGAGCTACACAAGAAAGGTATCATAGAGCATTTCGATACTAAGAAACCCTTGTTTACTCATGTCAGGGGCGAGATACCTCCTCATGTAAAACCTGAAATTGACTTAGACGACTTGTCTGAGTTCCCAGTAGTTTTTGCAGGAGACCTACACTCTCATTCTAACACACAAAGAAATATTGTATATCCAGGTAGTCCTATGACGACTTCATTTCATAGAAGTAAAGTCTCAACGGGGTATCTACTAATTGACGAAAATTCTTGGAATTGGATGTGGGAAGAATTTAAGCTTCCTCAGCTAATTCGTAAAACAGTTACCTCTACAGAAGACATGGTTGAAACTGAGTATGACCATACAATCTATGAGATAGAGGGCGATATTCAAGAATTAGCAGCAATTAAAAACTCTGAGCTACTTGACAAAAAAGTAGTAAAGAGAAACACTGAAGCTACTCTTATTATGGAAAAAGATATGTCCATTGAAGAAGAGTTGTCCGAGTATCTAAAGTACATATTAGGTATAAACGAAGAAAAAATTACTGGAATACTAGGCACATTTAATGATTACTCTCAAACATCTCAAATGGAATAATTGCTTCAGTTATGGAGCTGATAACGAGATAAACTTAAATGACAGTACTCTTACTCAAATGATCGGAACTAACGGGGTGGGCAAGTCGTCCATTCCGTTAATTCTCGAAGAAGCTCTATATAATAAAAACTCGAAAGGCATCAAAAAAGCAGATATACCTAATCGTTATGTAGGTAACGGTTATGATATATATTTGTCTTTTGAAAAAGGCGATGACCTTTACGAGATAACTATTAATAGAAAAGTCAATGTAAAAGTAAAACTCGAAGAGAATGGGCAAGATATTTCTAGCCATACAGCTACGAATACTTATAAGAACATTCAAGAGATTTTAGGAATTGACTTTAAGACATTCAGTCAGTTAGTTTATCAAAATACCAATAGCAGCTTACAGTTCTTAACAGCTACAGATACCAACCGTAAGAAGTTTTTAATTGACTTACTACATCTGGAAGAGTATGTTAAATTGTTTGAAGTGTTCAAAGAAGAAGCAAAGCAGACCGCTTCTACCTTAACGAGCATAGATGCAAAGATAGCTACTATTGAAAAGTGGCTTTCCGAAAATAAATTGAGTGACACATCCATACTTCCTCTTCTAAATGTTGAAATCGACACGGAAGAAGAAGAGGTAGAACTCCGTTCTTTAACGATAGAATTGCAAAATATTTCGGAAAAAAATAAGAAAATTTCAGCCAACAACAAGTTTATAGAAATACTGAGTAGTATTGATATAGCTGAAGCTAATAATATTAAAGCTACTGAGATTCTTTCTTATGATCACCTTCAATCCGAGGCTGGTAGTCTCAAAGGGGTTATAACCAGCAGTACAAATGCTTTAACTAAATTGGAATCACTAGGGCATAACTGTCCTACTTGTGAACAATCTATAGATGCTGCTTTCAAACAAGGATTGATTGATACAGAAGCAGCAAGGGCTAAGGAAGCCGCAGAGAAACTGAAAGATGAAATTAACCCAGAAATTGCAAGAATTAAAAGTAACAATTCAGAGTACGAACGTAAAACAACTATTGAAAACGATTGGCAGAGGGTGTATAAATCTATCGACCGCAATCTTCCGACATCTCAAGTGGATAGGGATGAGCTTGATGGAAGGATTCGCGGAATTCAGGAGCGAATACAGGTCGCTAAAGATAAATTGGCAAATATCTCAGCAGAGAATGAAAGACGCACAAGACGTAACACCCGAATCCAAGTAATAGAAGAGCAAACCCAAGAGTTTGTAGACCAATTAACTGAAGCACAATCACTGCTAGAAGCAGAAGCAAGTCTAAATTCTAATTTAGAAATCTTAAAGAAAGCATTCAGCACTAATGGACTACTAGCTTATAAAATAGAAAATCTTGTAAAAGAGCTAGAAGAGTTAGTAAACTCATACTTAGGCGAGTTATCTGATGGTAGGTTTACTTTGGAGTTTGTAGTATCAAACGACAAGCTAAATGTACAAGTAACAGATAACGGTAACATTATTGATATTTTAGCTTTATCGAGTGGTGAATTAGCAAGAGTTAATACTGCAACTCTTATTGCCATTCGTAAGCTAATGAGCAGTATATCTAAGTCTAAATTAAACATACTATTCCTTGATGAAGTTCTCAATGTACTAGATGATCAGGGCAGGGAAAAGCTAGTAGAAGTATTACTAGGAGAGGAAGAGCTAAATACTTACGTTGTAAGTCATGGCTGGACTCACCCGCTGCTAGAGAAGATAGAGATTGTAAAGAAAGGCAGTATAAGCGTACTAGAAAAATGATATGGTTGATTCAAGAGCAAAAGGTGCACGAGGAGAATATCTCGTAAGAGATATGCTTCGAGAACATACAGGGCTTAAGTTCGAGAGAGTACCCGCTTCGGGTGCTCTTGAGTACTTAAAAGGGGATTTATACGTCCCTAACGAGAAAAACATATTCTGTATAGAAGTTAAAAACTATTCAGAGTCTCCGTTAAACGATAAAATGTTTACCGCAGAAAAGACTAATAACCTAATCCGATGGTGGACTAAAGTAGAGTTACAAGCAGAGAACGGCGGGCAAGAACCAATGTTATTTTTTAAATACAACAGGTCTAAGGTGTTTGTTGTAACTCGAATTAAACCGGAGCAATGCTTGAAATATTTCTTTATTTCTTGGCTAAATTGTTATATAATAGTTGCTGAAGAATGGTTAGAACAAGAAGAAATAAAATTTTTAGGAACATACTAGATGGCATTTAATTTTTCAGATAAAATTACCGGATCAGGCAGAAACGCTACAATAGTCATAGACGCACTTAACTTAGCGTTCCGATGGAAACATCAGGGACGTACAGACTTTTGTGACGACTATGTACGAACTGTAGAGTCTCTTGCTAGGTCTTACGACTGTAGTAATATAATTATTACTTCAGATAAGGGATCCTCTTCCTATCGTCGAGAAATTTCTCCTGAGTACAAGCAAAATCGTAAGGATAAGTACGCAGAGCAGACAGAAGAAGAGAAGCAAGCATTTGCAGACTTCTTCGAGGAGTTTGAGAATACTTTAGAGGTACTTGCTGATAAATTTCCAGTTCTTCGGTATCAAGGTGTAGAGGCTGACGATATAGCAGCACACTTAGTAAAAAACCGAAAAAGGTATGGTCTTGGAGATATGTGGTTAATATCTAGCGACCGTGACTGGGACTTGCTAATAGACGAAAAAGTTGCTAGATTTTCTTATGTGACGAGGAAGGAAGTTACTATAGATAACTGGCACGAGCACTATGATGTTACTAGAGAAGAGTATATATCGTTAAAATGTTTAACAGGAGATAAAGGCGATAATGTTGCAGGTGTTCCAGGCATCGGTCCAAAACGCGCACAAGACTTGATACGCCAATACGGAGATGCAATGGATATCTACAACAGCCTACCTATAGATGGTAGGTACAAATATATAGAGGCATTAAATGAAAGTGGGGAGCAACTGTTAATTAATTATCAGTTGATGGATTTGATAACATATTGCGATGATGCAATAGGCTCTGATAATATAGCAGACATACGCCGGAAATTTGATTAATGAATATAGATATAAACTATAGACGAGACAACTACCTCTCAGAATTCAGTATTAAAACACTAGAAGATAGGTACCTGGTGGATGGAGAAATCTCTCCCCAAGATGCTTTTGCACGAGCAGCTAAAACATTTGCAGATGACGAAGCGCACGCACAGAGGCTATACGACTATGCTAGTAAGCTATGGTTTATGTTCTCTACCCCTATACTTAGCAACGGAGGAACAAAACGTGGACTACCCATTAGCTGCTTTCTTAATTACGTGGACGATAGCCGAACTGGGATTACTTCTCACTATACTGAGAATGCTTTTCTATCCTCGGTAGGTGGAGGTATTGGTGGAAGCTGGGACGGGGTCAGGAGTGTAGGCTCGAAAACGAGCAATGGCTCCGAAAGTACGGGAGTGATACCCTTTCTCAAGGTAGTCGACGCAGAGATGCTAGCATTCTCTCAAGGAGTTACTCGTCGTGGTAGCTATGCTGCTTACCTTG